AAGCAATGCTTGCTGCTGCAAATGCTCAAGTCGCTTCAGCTCGAGCAGATGTTCAGAAAAATAACTCTATTGAAAATCAAGTAGCATTAATAAATGCCTTAGCAAACGCTGATGGAGTAGTTGCTCAAATCGAGGGATTGCGTTCAGAGCAAGATTCAAATAGAAATGCTTTAATAAAAGAAAGATTAGATTTACAAAAATCTCAAGTTGAGGGTATTAGTAATGTAGCAATTGCAGAAAAACAGGCAGCAACAGAATTAATAAAAAATGAAGATGAAAAGTTAAAAGCTCAATTAAATAATTTAGAACAAGAAAAGAAGATTCAATTAGAGCGATTACAAAACAATATCAATTCGTATAAAGCAGGAACTCAAGCAAGGGTAGATGCAGAAAATGAATTTAATACTAAGAAACAAGAATTAGAGGCTGCTATTCGTACAAAGGAAGATGAGATAGCTACCTATAACTATAACAAACAAAGCGAACGTTTACAGGCTGAATTGTCAAATGAGCAAAACTCATTATCAATGCGTTTGCAAGCATTAAAAGAGTATAATGATTTAGCTCAAAATTCAACGCAAATAAGCGAGGAAGAAAAGCGTAAAATACAAAAAGAAACACTTGCTCAAGAGAAGGTTTTAAACAAGCAAAAATTAGCAATGGCTACACAGACTCTTGCTAATATGTCTACACTATTTGATCAAGGATCAACAGAAGGAAAAGCATTTGCAGTAGCTCAAGCATTAATTAATACTTATCAAGGTATTACGGCTGAATTAGCAACTAAGACTGCAACTCCATTTGAGTTTGGAATTAAGTTGGCTAACATTGCAACGACTGCTGCAATCGGTTTTAAATCGGTTAATGATATTTTATCAACAAATATGGAAAGTGCTGGTGCAGGAGATACATCAGCACCTAGCGTTACAAGTTCAGCTCCATCATTTAATGTAGTTGGCACATCTGGTATTAATCAAATTGCTCAAACTATTGGTAATAATCAGCAACCTGTCAGAGCTTATGTAGTATCTCAGGATGTAACAACTCAACAAGCACTTGATAGAAATATCGTAAAAAGTGCAAGTTTAGGATAGTGAAAATAAAACAAGGATATTTTTTAAACGTTTATGCGATATGAGAATTGTAGAATTAGTAATTGAAAAGGACTTAGATGGCATTGATGCCGTTAGCTTAGTAGATGCTCCAGCAATCGAAGAGAATTTTATTGCTCTTAATAAAGAATATGAAATGAAGCTCGCAGAAGTTGATTCTGACAAGCGGATTTTGATGGGACCAGCATTGATCCCTAATAAACAAATTTATCGTAAGCACGGAAAGGATGAGTTCTATGTGTTCTTCTCTGAGGCTACGGTTAAGAAAGCAAGTGAGCTATTCTTACAAAAAGGCAATCAATCAAATGCGACTTTAGAACACAAGACAAAATTTGATGGTGCAACAGTTGTAGAATCTTGGATTATTGACAATCCAGAAATGGACAAGTCAAAAGCATACGGATTCTCATTACCAAAAGGAACTTGGATGATCTCTCAAAAGATAGATGATGACAAAGTTTGGCAAGATGCAAAGGAAGGTAAATATAAAGGATTCTCAATTGAGGGATACTTTGCAGACAAATTAGAGATGTCAATCCAAGATATAGCAGATGAGGAATTAATTAATCAAATCATAAATATCTTAGAAGATGGCAAGTAAAAAATCAAGTCCACAAGCAAGCAACAAGGAGGCTTGTCTTTGTGAAGATGGCACATACTCAAAGGAGTGTTGCAAAGGAGAAGAAATCAATCAAGGCATCGGTGCTTTAGTTGGTCAAGCAACTTCATTAGTAATTAATACAAACGAGCCTCGCACAGTAGGATCTGGAAGCTAAACTAAATAATTAATAAAAATGAATACAGATAAAAAAGTATTTGAGAAATTATTCTCCAATCAAAAAGTAGAAATGTCATCTGAGAAATACGAATTTGCTATTATCGATGAATTTTCTAAATCAGCTCAAGATGGTAAAACTGCTGCTTATGCTTTAATTGATGCTGCTGATAAAGCAGAAATGATGCAAAAAGAAATTGCTAGTTTACAAGCTAAATTTACTGCTCAAGTTGCAACTATTAAAAAGGCTTATGCAACTGCTGAAAAACAAGAGCAAGCTCAATCTAAACTTTATGATAAAGCAAAAGCGGCAGCAGCAGGTTTAGGTATGAAGATTGAAGAAATTAAAGGATATCCACAATGGTGGGAAGCGGTAAACTTGACTACTAAAGCAATTGATGCTGGAGACAAGTATTTAGTAATGTAAAAATTAAACAAACAATAAAATGAAGTACAAAAACAAATTGAATCAGATCAAAGCCGTGCTTTCAATGCACGTTGATTTGGCTCAGATGAAGCTAGAAGATGGCATTACTGTCATTGAGGCTGAAGCATTTGAGCCTGAGTATTCTGTTGGTATTGTAACTCCAGATGGTATCGTTCCGATGCCAGTTGGCGAATACGAATTAGAAGATGGTACAATGATGATGATTGAAGTTGAAGGAGTTATTGCTTCTATCGGTCCAAAGGCTGAAGAAGTAGGTCCTGAAAACGAAGCTGCTCCAGAAGAAGTTGTTGCTCCAGAAATGGAAGCTGCTCCAGCTCCTGCTGCTCCTCAAGCAAAACGCATCGTGGAATCAGTAAGCAAAGAGACTTTCTTTGAATCACAATTGGCAGAATTGAAAGCTGAATTAGATGCTTTAAAAGCAGAAAACGAAGCATTGAAATTATCTGCTCAAGTTAAAGAAGAAGAAGTTCAATTGGCTTCACAAGAAGAAGGTGCAGAGCCATTGGCTTTTAACCCAGAATCAGAAATCAAACCTGAAGGTTTTAAGATTGGTAGAAACCGCAACAAGACAGTTCAGGATTCAGTTTACAACAAATTATTCAACTAAAATTAATTCAATAAGAAATGGCGACTAGCACAAGTATTACGACTACCTATGCGGGTGAATTTAAGGATAAAATCATCGCAGCAGCTTTATTATCTTCTCCAACTATCGACAACGGTGGTATCGAAGTTAAACCAAACATCAAGTATAAAGAAGTTATCAAGAAATTGGCTACTGATGCAATCTTAAAAGATGCAACTTGTGATTTCTCTGCAACTTCAACTGTAACTTTAACTGAGCGTATCTTACAACCAGAAGAATTCCAAGTTAACTTACAACTTTGCAAGAAAGATTTCCACTCAGATTGGTTATCAGCTCAACAAGGTTACTCAGCATTTGATGTATTACCAAAATCTTTCGCTGACTTCTTAGTTGCTCACGTTGCTGCTAAAGTTGCTGCAAAGAACGAAACTAACATCTGGACTGGTGTTACTGCTAACGCAGGCGAGTTCAATGGTATTATGACATTGTTAGCTGCTGATGCTGCATTGCCAACTGCTAACGAAGTTGCTGGTACTACTGTAACTTCTTCTAACGTTGTTGCTGAATTAGGTAAAATTGTTGATGCTATCCCTTCAACTCTTTACACTAACGAAAACCTTTATATCTACGTTTCACAAAACATCGCTCGTGCTTACGTTCGTGCATTAGGTGGATTTGGTGCTTCAGGTTTAGGTGCTAATGGTACAAACACACAAGGAACTCAATGGTACAACAACGGATCATTATCATTTGATGGTGTTAAAATCTTTGTTGCAAACGGTTTAGCTTCTAACACGGCTTGTGCTACATTGAAAGACAACTTATACTTCGGTACTGGTTTATTAACTGACCACACAGAAGTTAAAGTTATCGATATGGCTGACATCGATGGTTCTCAAAACGTTCGTGTTGTAATGCGATTAACTGCTGGTGTTCAGTATGGTATCGTTGAAGACATCGTTACTTACGGAATCACTAACTCAGCTAACTAATAGCTAAAAGAAAAAGCACCTCGTTAATTCGGGGTGCTAATTTTTAACTTTTTAAATACAAACAAAATGGCTTGTGATATTTCATTAGGACGTATCGAACCTTGCAAAACAAGTACAGGTGGCTTAAAAGCCGTGTACTTCGTAAACTGGGGAGATGCGACAGGTTACACATACGATGGAACCGATACTGATGTAATTGATAGCGTAGCAGGAACTCCTTCAGCTTATAAGTATGAAGTAAAAGGAAACTCTAGCTTTGAGCAAACAATTACATCTAGCCGTGAGAACGGAACAACTTACTTCGAACAAGTTATTAACTTGACTTTGAAAAAATTATCAATTGCAGACCACAAGCAAGTTAAATTATTAGCTTATGGTCGTCCTCAAGTAATTGTTGAAGACACAAATGGTAATTTCTTTTACGCAGGCTTACAACACGGATGTGAAGTAACAGGCGGAACAATCGTAACAGGTGCAGCAATGGGCGATCTTTCAGGTTACACATTGGTATTAACTGGACAAGAGCCATTACCTGCTAACTTCTTAGGAGCTACACTTACAAGTGCAGGTTTCACAGTAGTTTCTGGATCTTAATTAAGATTGTTTTTTGTGTTTTGAAAGGGGGACTTGATTGTCCCTCTTTCCATTTATAAACAAACGATATTAATTTACGTTTATCTATTGTGATAGTATTAAAAGAACAAGGAACGGCACAAACGGTGCGATTTATCCCTACTAGAAAAAGTAGCGGAACTTCTTTAATTTTAAGAAACGAATCAACTAACGTTTCTACCACATATTCAATTACGACTACATCAACATCTTACTATTCTACATTCTCTAAAATCTTGAGCCTAGAAGAAGGTCACTTTTACGAGATGACAATTAAGGATGGCGAAGATTTAGTTTATCGTGATAAAGTATTTTGCACAAACCAAACGATTGCAACTTATTCGGTTAATGATGGCGAATATGTAGAAAGCACTCAAAACATAATTTTCTATGAGTAACGTTCACGTTTTTAATTTTGAATCGCATAAACCGCCTCAATCAGTTGAATCGAAAAGAGATAACTGGGTTGAGTTTGGCGATGACAACGATTACTTTCAGTATTTAATTGATAGATATAATAACTCGACTACAAATAACTCGGTTATTAACTCAATCAATAAACTGATTTATGGTCGTGGCTTAGATGCAACGGATTCAAATAAGAAGCCGAACGATTATGCTCAGATGAAAATGTTATTTCGTCCTGATGTATTAAAATGCGTTATTACGGATTATAAATTACTAGGTCAAGGTTACTTCCAATTAATCTATAACAAGGCTAAGAATGCAATTGTTAGAGTTGAGCATATTCCAGCACAATTATTAAGAGCTGAGAAATGCAACAAAAAAGGAGAGATTGAAGCCTACTACTATTCAGATAATTGGAAAGAAACTAAGAAATTTCCGCCTAAAAGAATTCCTGCATTTGGATTTGGAGATAAAACTCTTGAATTACTTTGTGTGCGTGATTATAGCGTAGGGCAAAAGTATTATTCAAACGTAGATTATATTGGTGCATTAGCGTATGCTACTTTAGAAGAAGAAATTGCTGATTACTTAATCAACGATGTTCAAAACGGATTCTCTCCTACATCTGTAATTAACTTTAACAACGGAGTACCAGATGAAGAGAAGCAAAGCCTAATCGCTTCAGATGTTAAGCGTAAACTTTCAGGATCTAATGGTGCAAAGATTGTAGTTGCTTTCAATAGCGATGAGACTAAAAAAACAACAATCGATTCAGTTCCTTTAAATGATGCTCCTGCTCATTACCAATATCTAAGCGAAGAAGCTCGTGGCAAGATATTGCTTGGACACTCAGTAACTTCAGGTTTGTTATTTGGTATTCCATCAAACAACGGATTTAGCTCTAATGCTGATGAGTTAGCAAACGCAACTACTTTGTTCGATAATATGGTTATCAGACCAAAGCAACACAGAGTTTTAGAGGCATTAGATGAAATTCTAGCATTCAACAAAGTAACATTAAACCTTTACTTTAAGACATTACAACCTTTAGAGTTCATCGATCAAAATCCAATGATTTCTAAAGACCAAATGGAAGAAGAAACAGGTGTAAAATTATCTTCTCATATTGACAAGCTAGATGTCGAAGAATTTGGTGCAGAATTGGATCCTAACGAATGGGAATTAATTGATAGCCGTCCTGTATCTTACGAAGATGAAGAACGCTTAGATGCAGAATTAGAGGCTTTAAATAATCCGACTAAATCTATTATGTCTAAAGTTTGGGAGTTTGTAACTACTGGAGTTGCAAGACCAGACTTAAAATCAGAGCAAGATGGTAAATTGTTTGCATCTCGTTACAGATATTCAGGAGAAATAACAGATAAATCTCGTGAGTTTTGCAAGAAAATGATTTCTGCTAATAAGCTATATCGCAAAGAAGATATTATTGCGATGGGAAAGAATCCTAAAACTAATGAAGGATGGGGACCAAAAGGTACAGATACTTATGACATATTTCTTTACAAAGGAGGCGGAGCTTGTCATCATTTCTGGACTCGTGAAACTTACAAAAGATTCACAGATCCTAGAAGAAAAGGTGCTGAAAAGATAACTCCAGCAGAAGCAAGAAAGGCAGGCGAGG